GCCCGGGCGGTATCGCACCGCGCGCACGCCGTATCTGCGCGAGATCATGGATGCGCTCTCGCCCGGGCATCCCGCACAGCGCGTCACCTTCATGAAGGCCGCTCAGGTGGGCGCGACAGAGGCCGGCAACAACTGGATCGGTTTCGTGATCCATCACGCGCCGGGGCCGATGCTGGCGGTGCTGCCCACGGTGGAGATGGCCAAGCGCAGCTCGCGCGGCCGGATCGACCCGCTGATCGAGGACAGCGCGGCGCTGAAGGAGCGCGTCAAGCCCGCGCGCTCGCGCGACGCGGGCAATTCGATGCTGTCCAAGGAGTTCCCCGGGGGCATCCTGGTGCTGACTGGGGCCAACTCGGCCACCGGTCTGCGCTCAATGCCGGCGCGCTATATCTTTCTCGACGAGGTGGATGCCTATCCGGCCTCGGCCGACGAGGAAGGCGATCCGGTCACGCTGGCCGAGGCGCGCACCACGACCTTTGCGCATCGGCGCAAGGTGTTCATGGTCTCGACCCCCACGATCCGGGGGCTCAGCCGGATCGAGCGCGAGTTCGAGGCCTCCGATCAGCGGCGGTATTATGTGCCGTGCCCGCATTGCGGCCAGATGCAATGGCTGCAGTTCGAGCGCCTGCGCTGGGAGAAGGACAAGCCCGACACGGCAATGTATCGCTGCGAAGGCTGCGAGCGCCCCATCGCCGAGCATCACAAGACGGCGATGCTGGAAGCGGGGGAATGGCGCGCGACCGCCGCGCCCGCGGATGCCCGGGCCATCGGGTTCCACCTCTCGGCGCTCTATTCGCCGATCGGCTGGAAGAGCTGGGCGCAGATTGCACAGGACTGGCTGGCAGCCCAAGACTCCGACGAGATGCTGCGCGCGGCGCGCAATACGCTACTGGGCGAGACGTGGGTCGAGAGCGGTGAAGCCCCGGACTGGCAGCGGCTGGCCGACCGGCGCGAGACCTATCCGTCACAGATCCCTGCAGGCGGTCTGTTCCTCACCGCAGGCGCAGACGTGCAAAAGGACCGGATCGAGGTCGATCTCTGGGCCTGGGGGCGTGGGGGAACCAGCTGGCTCGTGGATCACATCGTGATCCCGGGCGGACCGGATGATCCCGCCTGCTGGGAGGCGCTGACCGGGCTGCTGAGCCGGACATGGGTGCATGAGCATGGCGCGGTGATGACGCTGGCGAAGCTGGCCATCGACACCGGCTACGAGTCCGCCGCCGTCCATGCCTGGGCGCGCCAGCAGGGCACGGCGCAGGTGGCCCCCGTGAAAGGGCTGGAAGGCTTCAATCGGGCCACGCCGGTCTCGGGGCCGACTTTCGTGGATGCCACGGTGAACGGACGCAAGCTCAAGCGCGGGGCGCGGCTCTGGAGCGTGGCCACCGCCACCTTCAAGGCAGAGACCTACCGATATCTGCGGCTGGAGCGCGGGACAGAGGATGAGGCGCCCAACCCGGCCGGCACCGTCCACCTGCCCGACTGGGCCGACAGCGAATGGCTGAAACAGCTGGTCGCCGAGCAGCTGGTCACGATCCGCAACAAGCGCGGCTACGCCCGCCAGGAATGGCAGAAGATGCGCGCAACGAGGCGCTGGACACCCGCGTCTATGCCCGTGCCGCGGCGTGGATCCTCGGCGCCGACCGGTTCGATGAGCGGATGTGGCGGCAGCTGGAGACACAGGCCGGGGTGGAGACCGCCGAAGTGGCGTCCGAGGCTGAGCCCGACAAACCGTCCGAGCCTCAGGCTGGGCGCATCACGACGCCCCGGCGGCGCGGCTGGCGCGTCAGCACGCCCAAATACATGGAATGAGTATGACCCTCGATGATCTCAAATCCCGCCACGGCGCGCTGCTGGCGGCGCGTTACAGCGGCACGCGCAGCGTCAGCTATGACGGCAAGACCGTGGCATATGGCTCGGACGCGGAAATGGCGGCGGCGATTGCAGATATCGAGCGTCGGATCGCCAGCATCGAGCGGGGCGCAGGGCGTATCCTGCGCCCCCATGCTGTGAAGAATCTGTGATGAACTGGCGGCAGCGCCTCGGGGCCTTCATCGGTGGGTTCGATGCGGGCCAGCACCACCGGCGCCTGCGCGGGTTTCGGGCAACCCGCGCGCATGTCAACGCGCTGATCGCGGCGTCGGGCGCTGACATCACCGCGCGCGCCCGCTGGCTGGTGCGCAACAACGGCTATGCCGTGAATGCGGTGGAAAGCTGGGCGGCCAATACCGCCGGTGACGGGATCAAGCCGATCTCAAAGATTGCCGATCCCGCCCGCAAGGAGGAGCTGCAGCGGCTATGGCTTGCCTGGACCGACGAGGCCGATGCCGAAGGGCTGACCGATTTCTACGGTCTGCAGCGCCGCGCGGCGCGCGAGGTCTTCATCGCCGGCGAGGTATTCTTCCGGATCCGGCCGCGGCGCGTATCTGATAGATTATCCGTGCCGCTGCAGCTGCAGATGTTGCCGGCGGAAATGTTGCCGCTGGAACAGAGCGGCACCGCAGCGAATGGCAATGCCATCCGGCAGGGCATCGAATTCGACCGGATCGGGCGTCGTGTCGCGTATCACTTCCTTCGCCGCCACCCCGGCGACAGCACGGAGCCGGGCCTTGCGGGTGAAGTGGTGCGCGTCCCCGCCTCCGAGGTGATCCATGTCATCGACCCGGTGGAGGGTGGTCAGCTGCGCGGCGTCTCGAAACTCGCGCCCGCCTTCGTCAAGCTGTTCCTGCTCGATCAGTATGACGATGCCGAGCTCGACCGAAAGAAAGTCGCGGCGATGTATGCGATGTTCGTGACATCGCCCGCGCCGGAGAACCCGCTCGCGCCGCCGGAGGATGAGGATCCGGGCGGCGTCGAGATCAGCCCGGGCCAGGTGGTGCGACTCGATCCCGGCGAGGATGTCACCGTGGGCCAGCCTGCCGACAGCGGCGGGACCTACGAGCCTTTCCAGTACCGGACCTTGCTGCAAATCTCAGCCGCACTTGGCATCCCCTATCCCTATCTCGCCAATGATATGGTGAAGGGCAATTTCTCGAACTCGCGCCTGGCGCTGATCGAGTTCCGCCGCCGCGTCTCGGCTTGGCAGCATTCGGTCATGGTGTATCAGCTGTGTCGCCCCGTCTATGCCCGCTGGATGGATGCGGCAGTGCTGTCGGGTGCGTTTTCGCTGCCGGATTACGAGGCCAGTCGCGCGCGGCTGCTCACCGCCGACTGGCTGCCTACGAAATGGGACTGGGTTGATCCGCTGAAGGATGCCAATGCCGAGATCGCCCAGATCGAGGCAGGCCTCAAATCCCGCACCCAGGCCATCGCCGAGCGCGGCTATGACGCCGAGCAGGTTGATCGCGAGATCGCCGCGGAACATGCACGCGAGCGGGCACTGGGCTTGGATTTCCGCCGGCCGGGATCGCCGGCTCAGGGCGCGGCGGAAATTCCGGGTGAAAACGCGGACCATGACGCGACCAGCAGTGACGACGCAGACGACACCGCGGAGGACCGACCGCGCGAAAACGAGGACCATCCCTGATGCTTCATGCCCGTATTGCCGCGCGTGCCTTCAACACGCCGCTGCTGGTCGAGCCTGCCAAGGCGATGGCGTTCCTATCGGGGCTTGGGCCGCGCATTCTCGGCCGTCGGGTCGAACTGGCCGAGTACGACAGCACGGCCGACGTGCCCGGTACCGCTGCTCTCCCCGCCCGCGCCAGTATTCTCGCCGGAAACCTAGCTGAGCACCTGCGCCAGCAAGGCGATGCGCCCTTCCCGGTCATGGATGGCATCGCCGTGATCGAAATCTCCGGGGTGCTGATTCATCGCGGCGGCTGGATCGGTGAATCGTCGGGCCAGACCAGTTACGAGGGGCTCGCGGCGCAGATCGAGGCGGCGGCCAGCGACCCGTCCGTGCACGGGGTCGCGCTGGAGATCGACAGCTTCGGGGGCGAGGTGGCTGGCGTCTTCGATCTAGCCGACCGCATCCGCGCGTTACGCCGCGACAAACCGGTCTGGGCCTTTGTCGCCGAGCACGCGTTCTCGGCCGGATACGCGCTGGCCTCCCAGGCGGACCGCATCCTGTTGCCGTGCACCGGTTCGCTGGGCAGTATCGGCGTTGTCGTGATGCATGCCGATCTGAGCGGCAAGCTCGACCAAGACGGCGTGCAGGTCACCCTGATCCATTCCGGCCAGCACAAGGTGGACGGCAACCCCTACGCCCCGTTGGCCAGTGATGTGCAGGACGAAATCCAGCGCGAGATCGACGTGCTGCGGTTTTTGTTCGCTGAGACCGTCGCCGCCGGGCGGGCCGGGCGGCTCAGCCAAGAGGCTGCGCTGGCCACCGAAGCCGCCACATATCGCGGCGCCGACGCCGTCGCGGCGGGTCTGGCGGATGAAGTGACCGACCTTGCTCACGGCTTTGCCGCCTTCCGGCAGATGCTCACCAACCCGGCACCCCACGCGTTGGCACGCGCCCGGCATTCATCCCCGATCCACGCCACAACCCCGATCCAATCCCGAAAGGAGACCGCCATGGCCCATGCGCCCGACCAGGAGACCACGCCGCAGGATGAGGAGACCCGTGATGCGCAACGGGAGAATGCACGCGAAACGGCAATCGACACTCCCACTCAAGACGCATCCCCCGAGGCCAGCAGCGCAGTGGCTGCAATCGTACCACCCGCTACGTCTGCATCCTCCGACACTGCCAGTGCCAAACCCGCACCCAAAGCCGCATCGCCGCCTGCAATCGCACCGGCATCACAAGCGCCCGCCGCGCAGCCGGGCAATCTGGCCGAGGTCTCGTCGCGGCTGCGCCAGGAGGCGGCGGAAATCACCGAGATCGCGGCGCAGGCCGGGCGACTCGGCATTAAAATCGACGCGGCGAAAGCCCTGCGCGAGGGGACCACGCCCGAGGCGCTGCGCAGCCTCGTCCTCGAACGCGCCAGTGCTGCCGCCGATGCGCGCGATATAGTGGCGGCCCTGCCCGCGCAGGCCCTGCCACAGGCGACGGAAAGCCCCCTCATCGCGGCGGCAAAGCGGGACGCAGCCGCGGGCCGGGGTAACTGACGCCCGGCCCCGCGCCTCGCCCGACCTCCCGACACACCACAGCCCCGAAGATCCCCCGCCGCACTACCCCGGCGGGGGATGTCTTCCTCATGGCTCTGAAGGATCCCCGACATGACTGTCCTGACCCAACCGCCCACCATGGGCGATGTCCTCAAATACGAGGTCAATCCCAACTACACCCGCGAGACCGTCACGCTGCTCTCCGGCACCGCCTATCCCGTGGGATCGGTGCTGGGGCGCGTCACCGCCAGCGGCAAGTACAAGCTTGCCACGTCGGGCGGCACGGACGGCACACAGACCGCCGGGGCCGTGCTGCTCTACGCGGTCGACGCCACCCTGTCCGATGCGGTCGGGATCGTCATCGTGCGCGGTCCCGCGATCGTGTCACGCGCGGCACTGGCCTATGATGGCACCGTCGATGACGCGGCCAAGATCACCACCAAGATCGGCCAGCTGGCCACCCTCGGGATCATCGCCCGCGACACCGCCTGATCGAACCGCGAGCACCGCTCGATGCGCCGTCCCTGTTTCCCGTCCCACATTCCCCGGAGTTTTCCATGACCCTCACCCGCAACCCCTTCGACGCGGGCGGCTATTCGCTCGCCGAGATGACGCAGGCCATCAACATCCTGCCCAACCTCTACACCCGCCTCGGCCAGATCGGCCTCTTTCGCTTCT